GCGTCCTAAAGTATTGTTCATTATCGACAGTCTTGGAATGTTACTGACTCCCACTGATGTTAACCAGTTTCAAGCCGGGGATCTTAAAGGTGACATGGGCCGTAAACCTAAAGCACTTACAGCACTTGTTCGTAATTGTGTGAACATGTTCGGTAGTCTAGGCATTGGCCTAGTTGCAACCAATCACACATACGCAAGTCAAGATATGTTTGATCCAGATGATAAAATTTCAGGTGGTCAAGGCTTTATCTACGCAAGCTCGATCGTTGTTGCTATGCGTAAGTTGAAGTTGAAACTTGATGCAGATGGCAATAAGACCACAACTGTGCAAGGTATCCGTGCAGCTTGCAAGATTATGAAAACTCGTTACGCCAAGCCGTTCGAAAGTGTACAGGTTGAAATTCCTTATGAAACAGGTATGAGTCCATATAGTGGATTAGTCGACTTGTTCGAAGCCAAAGGCATGCTCAAGAAAGAAGGTAACAGCCTTGTATACACTACCAAAGACGGTGAGATCATCAAACAGTTCCGTAAGGCTTGGGAACGCAATGAGAAAGACGGCCTAGACATTGCCATGGAAGACATTTCAAAACATGGCGAAATTTCCGCTTCAGAGATAACTACTATTGTTGAACCTGAAACGGAGATTACTGAATGAAAGAAGATTTGATTGCCGACTTATGGCATGTGGTAATTGGGCATATACCTGAAAAACAAAGGCCAGATGTGGCCACTGATTTCGTAAACACACTGTTGGACTACGGTATCAAAGAAAGTGTATTGGACAGCCTGCAAGGAGTAGATCCCTTTCTTGACGAAGCTATCACATATGCTATCGACGGTGAAGAGATTGAAGACGATGCCGACAGCTACGACGAAGAGGAATAAATGAATTGGTACGACAAGGTTAGTAAAGATATAAGCAACATTCCAGATGCTGCGGCCTATTATGAAGCTGAGTTAATCGAAGCAAAACAAGATGTCCGCATAGCGGGTAACATCGAGAAGGCAAGTTCGCAAATGCCCGGCATCGTGGAAGAACGCTTTAATCAACTTCAAGAAATTGAAGGTATCCTTGAGTATTTAAATATTGAACTTCGTAGACTTCGCAGTCAACATTTTCGCAAGTATTTAGAAAACTATCAACGAGCTTTATCTTCTAGGGACTGTGAAAAGTTCGTAGAAGGTGAAGCTGACGTTGTAGACTTTGAAAAAATCATCAACGATTTTGCCCTACTACGTAACAAGTGGTTGGGTATTATCAAAGCACTGGATCAAAAACAGTGGCATTTAAGTAACATTGTTAAACTACGAGTATCCGGGTTAGAAGACGCCAGTCTTTAAATACCGAATAATATACGCAGATAAATATCTGCATGAAACGCATTGTACTAATCACAGGGGGATTTGATCCTCTTCACTCCGGGCATATTGCCTATATCAAAGCAGCCAGAGAACTCGGCGATTCGTTAATCGTCGGTGTAAATTCTGACGAATGGCTACGTCGAAAGAAAGGGCAGGAATTCATGCCTTGGGAAGAACGTGCAACTATTGTCGCTGCGCTACACAATGTTGACAGAGTTATTAACTTTGACGACATCGATAATAGTGCCAAAGATGCTATTAGAAAAGTTAGAGCAATATATCCAAGTGCTCAAATAATCTTTGCCAACGGAGGAGATCGAACAAAAGAAAATATTCCAGAGATGGATCTACTTGAAGAAATGCTTCACCTAGATTTTGTGTTCGGGGTCGGAGGAGAAGATAAAAAGAATTCTAGTTCATGGATATTACAAGAGTGGAAAGCACCTAAGACAGAACGTCAATGGGGATATTATCGTGTGCTACACGAAGTATCGGGAATGAAAGTAAAAGAGCTTACAGTCAATCCTGGCAAAAGTTTAAGTATGCAGCGGCATAATCTTCGAGCCGAATATTGGATAGTAAGTGACGGCGAAGCTGTTGTTAATAGACAGATGGAAAGTGGATATTCTTTACCTTCTGTTACCTTACGTAAGCACATAGAATATCAGGTTCCGATTAGAGAGTGGCATCAATTAACTAACCCATACGCAGTTCCAGTTAAGGTAGTTGAAATACAATACGGCGAACAATGCATCGAAGAGGATATAGAAAGAAAATGATTCCAATTTTTATCGGATACGATCCCAGAGAATCCATAGCATATCATGTGTGTACGAACAGTATTATTAGACACTCTAGTCATCCAGTAAGTATCAATCCACTGGCATTGAATATATTAAAAGACTACGAAGAAAAACACACCGACGGTAGTAATCATTTTATTTACAGTCGATTTCTTGTGCCACACTTAATGCAATATAACGGTTGGGCAATATTCATGGACGGCGACATGCTGTTGCGTGACGACATTGAAAAGCTGTGGGCATTGCGAGACGAGTCAAAAGCAGTGATGGTTGTTAAACATGACTACAAAACTAAAATGACTGAAAAATATCTTGGTTCTAAAAACGAAGACTACCCTTGTAAAAATTGGTCAAGCGTGATTCTTTGGAACTGTGGACATCCTGCTAATGCCGTGGTTACTCCAGAGTTTATACAAAATGCCACAGGGGCACAGGTACATCGATTTACCTGGTTAGATGACGAGCTGGTCGGTGAATTACCAGCAGAGTGGAATTGGTTAGATATTGAATACGAGTGGAACCCCACAGCAAAATTAGTTCACTATACACTAGGAACACCTTGCTTCCATGAATTTTCAGACCAAGGAGATTTTGCAAACGAATGGCATAGAGAAAGACTCTATGTTGATTACTGTTTACAGCGCGGCCTATGATATTTCTCAGCAAGAACGGCGAAGATCCGTATATTAACATGTTTGCACAAGGCTGTAAGACTAAATTTACAGCAACTGATGATTTTCAATACAGTAGCAGCCAAGATCCTATTGTGCTGAGAGGCATTCTTAAAAAGAAAATAATTCATAAGTGTTGGGAAGATCACCGAGATTTTTATTATATGGATACAGGGTATTTCGGTAATGAGATAACAGATTCTAATCCTAACGGATGGAAGTACTGGCATCGCATAGTAAAAAATGATCTACAGCATAACACTGTGATAAAGCGACCTGATGACAGATTTCGTCATTTTAATAAAAAAATACACGAATGGAAGACGCCTGGTAGAAAAATATTGATTGCTAAACCTGACGACAAACCCATGAGATTTTATGACTACGATATGCAGACATGGCTGGATCATGTAGTGTCAACTATTAAACAGCATACCGATCGTCCGATAGAAATTCGTGATCGTGCAGCTAAAAGATCGGATCGAATGGTTACCAATACACTTCAAGAGGCACTAGATGACGATGTGTTTGCTCTAGTGACTTTCAACAGTGTAGCAGCCACAGAAGCTGTGTTTTACGGCGTTCCTGTTTTTACGTTGGCGCCTTCAAACGCAGCAGCTCCAATGGGACTACAAGACCTCAGTTTGATAGAAACTCCTCGGTACCCGGACATGGATGAGAGATATGAATGGGCCTGCCATTTGGCCTACGGTCAGTTTCACAACAGTGAGTTATCTTCCGGACGTGCATTAGAATTATTACAACAGAATTTTTAAAATATGAAATCACTCGTAAGCGACAAAGAGATAGCAGATTTTTTAGTGACACTGATTACTAAAAGTTTCAGTGACGCCGATATAGAAACTGCGTTATCTCTAGAATATGATGAGCACGAATTAGGTAATGAAATTTTAAATGTTATTGAAAAAAGAGATTCTGGAAAACTACACAAGTTCAAAGATAAGATAAAAGGAAAACTGCACTCAGCAGTGGGCAACGATCTACGAGCACATGTTAATAAACTTCAAAATTTTTTAGACGGTACTCGCAAGAGAAAAGAATATGTTATTAGAAATAATGTTTCAGCAATTATAGAAACCTTAGGTGCTGACAATATTCTGCAATTATACAAAGACAGCAATGAACAAGGATTTGTTAAATCAACAGCATTGCACATTGACTCGAACACAGAGTTAGTGAGACGATCAACATATCAAAATTCTTCAGACGATTGTGTTTTAAGAAATACCACAGGTAATGAAAATTTCTTAGTTGACAAGATAGATAACGCTCATCCATTTTGGTTTATCGATTCCGGATATACAAATTTTCTAGAAGGCAAACATAAAAAATGGCATAGACTAACCAGAAATCATATTCACCAATTACCAACATTTCAACCATCGGTTGATCGGTTATCTATGTTCAAAGAATTTCCAAAGCAGTGGCGTACTTCAGGAGATTCCATATTAATAATCGAGCCGGGAGAATTTTCTGCAGCCATCTTTCATATAGATATACCAAAATGGAAAAACGCCGTTGAGGCAGAATTGAGAAAACACACAGATAAACCAATTAAATTTAGACCAAAAATAGATAAAAAGAATAGAAGATCGTTATATCAAGAATTGCTAAATGAAGATTACTATTGTGTTGTAAATATCAATTCAAATGCTGCTACAGAAGCAGTATGGGCTGGCGTACCTATAATTACTCTTGATAAACATATTACCAATTCAATTAGTCGATCAAAGATTTCGGAAATAAATGATCTTGCAAGACCTCATCTTGCCAACTGGTTGTGCATGCTTAGTTACAGCCAATTTACCTATGATGAATTAATAGACGGTACTGCATCAACAATAATAAAAAAATATCATGTCTAAATATACTGCTGTTGCATACTTTAGCGGAATTCCCCCTAATAATACTAATCAAGAAAAACCGTTAATTTTAACTAATTTCTGTCAAGGTGTTACGGCATCGGGCGACACTGGAATTCTACACAAGGGCATGGATGCAATTCCCTGCGATGTAGCATTAATTCAGGGATTTGTACACGAGCACGGCAAAGATGCGCCTCATCTTAGATTAAGAAGAGCAGCCATAGATCTACAAAAAACAAATAACAAACGATCGTTAATTGTTGACAGCAGCTTGTTCCTTTACACTAATAAAGCAAATCCCTTACATTATCTTAGATATAGTTTTGATGGAGTATTTCCAACAACAGGTTTTTATTTCGATACTGAGATTGATCCTAGCCGCTGGCAAAAAATCAGTAATAATTTAAATTTAAGTTTAAAAGACTATCGATCTCAAGGTAACCATATATTGATTTGTCTACAACGCAACGGTGGTTGGAGTATGGCAGGTCTTGATGTTCAAGATTGGGCTATACAGGTTGTTAACACATTGAGACAACACACAGACCGTCCGATTGTTATTCGAGCTCACCCCGGCGATAAAGCAGCACGTGATTATCTCGATCCTAGAAGCCCTAAATGTAAAATAAAATTTTCTAAAGCAGTTAGGCTCAGTACTAATGTAGACTTAGTAGATGATCTTAAAAATTGTTGGGCAGCAGTTAATTATAATTCTAGTCCTGTTGTAGGGGCGGCAATAGAGGGTGTTCCTATCTTTGTTATGGATCCATTCAATAGTCAATGTGCGGAAATTGCCAACACTGATCTAGCAAAAATCGAAACACCAAACATGCCGGATAGACAATCATGGGTTGAAAGAATCAGTATGTTTCACTGGAATTTTCAAGAACTGGTTAATGGAGAGTGCTGGCAGCACATACGTAAGTTTATTAAATAACTTAATGTACAAATTTCAAATAACACACCAAGACTTTGTTGAAAATACATGGTTTCAAAATTGGCAAAACACAAAGGTTGTCGATACCTGGGAACATGTGTCATCAGACATTCCGGTAATCACAGCGTCAAATTTATTACGATATGAGGTAAGACACTGGCTTAAAAATTCTCAACCTGCAATCTATATAGGACGCGGGTATCTCGGTAACCATATAGGCAAAGGTCGATGGTGGTGGCGGTACAGTGTGAACAGCTGGGCTAACACAGAATTAATGCCGATACCGTATTCTAGATGGGGATTAACTGAACTTCCTAGGCATCCTTGGAAGGTTAAAGCGATAAAAAATATTCTGTTAGCTCCCAGTAAAATGACAAGTAAGGTGTGGGAGTCTAGTCAAGACGGAAATTGGACTGACCAACTGATGGATCAATTTCCAGGAGCAACAGTTAGGATTAGACCAAAAGCAAGAAAATCTAAATTACGATGGTCAACGCTTTGGGACGACCTAGATTGGGCAGATCTTGTTATTGCTCAATCATCTGCAATAACCTGCGAAGCATTTTGGTATGGAAAAAAAGTAATAAGTCTAGAACCATGCCCGACATGGGCAGCTGGAAGAA